GATGACGAAGATGGTCAGGACACTGGTATAAAAGGGATTAATAATCTCAACACTTTGCCGTTTGACAACCTCCCTTATGAGAATATCAATGGTATCGGTAAACAATGGATTCGCCGCTTTGCTTTGTCACTGGCCAAAGAAACACTCGGACAAATCCGAAGCAAGTTCTCCCCACTCCCGATTCCAGGTGATAACATCACTTTGAACGGCGAAGCCCTCTTGACTCAAGCAAAAGAGGAACAAACTGCTTTGCGGGACGAACTGAAAGAGATTCTTGATCAGCTTACTTACCCCGCTCTTATCGAGAAGGACTTAGAGAAAGTTAATAACACTGCGAAAATCTTTGAAGAAGTTCCGCTTCCAATTTACCAAGGGTGAACTGAATGGCCGATGACAAGAAGTGGTCTAGACCATCGAACCCACCTTCACCTTTATTCTTAGGGGCAAAGGAGAGGGATTTCGTTAAGCAAGTAAACGACGAATTAATCGAAAGAACGATTGGTCAGCAAATTGTTTATTATCCTTTAGATTTGGACCGCACAGATTATCACCCACTATATGGTGAAGCGATAAAGAAATCATTCAGCCCGCCGATTCGAGTGTTCGCTCTTGTCGAATGGGATGAATATTCAACCGAGTATGTGGAGAATGTTGGCCTCGACAAAAAGAGTACAATCAAGATTCACTTTCACCACCGCCGGTTAACAGAAGATCAGGATTTGTTTGTTCGCGAAGGTGATTTCATTCTGTATGGCTTGAACTTCTACGAGATTGTTCAATTGGAAGAACCGAAACAAATCTTTGGTCAGATTGAGAAAGAAATGGAAATCTCTGCTTTGTGTATTATTTCCCGCGAAGGGTTGTTTGATGCAACTTGATAAACTTATTGATCACGGGGAGCCATTCTGATGTCTGATAAGAAGTTCGACTACACAGAAGTAAAAGACGCAGACAACGTATTGAGAGAGATTGTATTCATGCCATCCACTCTTGAAACAATTGATTTTGCTTTGTATCGCTATGTGGATGAAGTGTTAAATCTTCATGTGAACACCAACAAAGGTTTCAAAAAAGCAAAAGTTCTTTGGTCTTCGACCGAGCGCGGCTATCAGATTCGTCACGACCAGACTCTACGAGACTTTCAGGGAAGACTTATTCTCCCTTTGATTACGATCGAAAGAGACTCTTACGAAAAGGATCCAAGTTTCAAAGGTTCTTTCCAAGCGCATATTCCAGAGAAATCGAATGAGCCTGGAAGAAGAACGATTGTTGCATCAAGAAGGATTAAACAAGATAAAACGGCAAACTTCAACAACGCCGACTCTCAAAGGAAACGAGGTGCAGCATCCAGCCCCGCTGTCGGTCACGGTCAATTAAACTTCCCAATCCACAAGAAAGCAGAGAAGGTTGTGTTTGAAACAATTTATCAACCACTACCAACTTGGTTAAAGATGCAATACAAGATTACGCTTCGTGCAGAATACCAGCAGCAAGCAAACACTTTATTAACGCCTTTTGTTACAATCCCTGGCCAAATCAACAACTTCTTTATCGAACACGAAGGCCACAGGTATGAAGGCTTCATCGAAGGCACGTTCAGCAATGGAAGCAACTCTTCAAACCAAGGCACAGAAGAAAGAATGTTTGAAACAACAATCAATGTTAGAGTCCTTGGGTATCTTATGGGCGAAGGTGAGAACGGCGAGAAACCAAAGATTTCAATTGAAGAGAATTATGTGGAAGTTAAGATTCCGAGAGAACGTACAATTACGGGTGATTTGAATACCTTCATCAAGAAGGGATTTTATAGAGAATGAAGGTTTTTGAAAACCTCAAAGACTACTTAATGTATGAGAAAGTAGTAATACGCAAGGAGTATTTTTCGAATGGCTGATAGCAGAAAGTTTAAATTTGTATCTCCGGGGATTTTCATTGATGAAATCGATCAGTCTCAAGTCCCTGTTGCTCCTGAAAATGTTGGTCCGGTAATCATCGGTCGTGCAGAGCGTGGCCCAAGTATGGTTCCGGTTAAGATCAATTCATTTTCAGAGTTTGTAGAGACGTTTGGTAACCCAATCGCAGGAAAGGGCGGCAGCGATGACGTATGGCGTGATGGTAACTTCTCTGCTCCTACTTATGGTGTCTATGCTGCCCAAGCTTATTTGAAAGCTGGTGTTGGCCCCGTGACATTCGTTCGCTTATTGGGCACCGACCACCCAGACGCTACCGCAGACGGCGCAGGCGAAGCTGGTTGGAAAACTGCCGCAACCCCTAACAAGCTTGTTGCCTCCAATGGTGGTGCTTACGGTCTATTCGTGTGGCCTTCAAGTTCAAATGGCGGTGAAATAGGTTCGCACGCCAACCCCACTGGTTCATTGGCTGCTGTATGGTATCTGGATACTGGCTCCAAGATCGAGTTAACCGGAACTGTCGACATCGACAAAACCAAGAATTCGCAGTCTGCCGGTCAATTTTATTATTCAGACGCAAGCAAGACCTTCACTGCTGTTATTACCAAAGGCTCCGCTGTTGAAGAGAGGGTAACATTCTCTTTGGACATCAGTGCAGACAACTACATCCGTAATGTCTTCAACACTAACCCACAACTTGTGAACAGTACAATCGAAGACACAAACTTGACAAAGAGTTACTGGCTTGGCGAAACATACGAACGCACAACTAGTGATACCATCGGTTCATCTACTGTTCAATTCGGCGCACTCGCTGCCGTAATGAGTGGTTCTGCCGCAAACCACAAAAAGAAGATGGGTTACCGTGATGCTCACAGTGGTTGGTTCTTCTCGCAAGACGTTTCAACAGACAACTCAAGTTATAAACATGATGATATGACCAAGCTGTTCAAGTTTGTCGGTATCAACGGTTATGGTGAATGGCTCAACAAGAATGTCAAAATTTCTGTCTCAAACGTTCGTGCATCAAACAACACTGCCGATCCATACAGCAAATTCGATATATTGATTCGCCGCGCATCAGACTCTGACTTGAAGCCAATCATACTTGAAAGGTATTCAGGTCTTACCTTGAACCCTCTCTCACAAGATTACATTGCCACAAGGATTGGTGATATGAGTATCGAGTGGGATAATGATGAGAATCGTTATCGTGAATTTGGCGACTTCTTGAACCGCTCTCGTTATGTTCGCGTTGTCATGAACGACGTCGCTATCGCCCCAGCATTGGCTCCCTTTGGCGTGTATGGTCCTCCGAGATGTAAGAGTTATACCTTTGCGTCTGGCAATGCCAACATGTTCGATATCGTTGACACTCTGTCTTCCGCTACTTGGAATCAAATTTACTCTTTCACCACTACAACAGGCTCTATCCCTGGAACTGCAATTGGTCACACTAGCAATGATTTGTTCGAAGTGACTGGTAATTCCCTTGTCGGCTTCACTGGTTCGGTAAGATTCCCTGCCTCCCCTACAAGAGCCTCGGCTAGTAATGGCGGGACTACTCACCGTAATGCGTACTTCGGTACCGATGCTGGTAGAAGTTCTGCAAATACCGATTTCGATCCTGGTTATGGCGAATACTTGAGACCCTTCAGTGATGATATCATTTCAGACAACTCTTGGTCTGATACCTTCGGATTGGGAAGCCTTCCGAATGCTATGGAATATGGTTGGGTGTTCTCTTTGGATGATTTGAGAGTCGTTACTGGTTCGAGCTACAGCTTCGCTACCGGACCTGCCAACAACATCAATGATGTTTACTGGATTTCGGGCTCCCGTGTTGCTGGTAGTGCATTCAACTGTTCGGGGACATGGACAGGTGCCGCATCGTGGCAAAACATCCTTAAGGCCGATTCAACAAGATTCACCTCACCTATGTGGGGTGGTTTTGATGCCTTGGACATTAAAGAAAGAGAACCTTTCCGCGATTCATTGCTGAATGGTTCCGAAAGCGAAACAGGTAATTATGCTTACTTCACTGTGAAGCGCGCTATCAACACTGTGGCCGATCCAGAGGTTGTCGAAACAAACATGATTTCAATGCCAGGGCTTACAAATGAAAGCCTTACAAAGCATTTGATTGATGTTTGTGAGGCTCGTGGCGATGCTATAGGGGTTATCGACGCTAAGGGCGGGTTCACTCCTCGACACGATTCTAGCGATACCGCATCGAGCCGTAAGGGTGATTTAAAGACCGTTCTAGACAACATGGACGCCCGTAATCTCAACAATAGTTATGGTGCAACCTACTATCCGTGGGTTAAGATTCGCGATGACATTAACGGCGTGTTCTTGAACACCCCTCCTTCTGTCGTTGCAATTGGCACCTTGGCACACACTGAAAAGGTTTCTGATGTATGGTTCGCTCCTGCCGGATTCCAGAGAGGTGGGTTGTCGAATGGTAACGCTGGGTTGACGGTCGTTGGTATCGAAACCAAATTGACTTCAAAGAACCGTGATGATCTTTATGAAAGAAACATTAACCCAATCGCAAGCTTCCCGGCCCAAGGAATTGTGGTCTTCGGCCAAAAGACCCTTCAGGCTACCCCTTCTGCATTGGACAGAATCAATGTCCGCAGAATGCTTATTCACGTAAAGAGGGGGATCTCTAGAATCGCAACTACCACACTGTTCTCACCTAATGTTCAAGCTACTTGGACAGGGTTCAAGACAAACGCTGACAACTTCCTTCAGGATGTAAAGTCTGGGTTTGGTATTGATGACTTCCGCGTTATCTTGGATGAAACAACTACAACACCAGATTTGGTGGACAGGAACATCATCTACGCTAAGGTATTCGTGAAGCCTACAAAGGCTGCCGAATTCATTGCGATTGACTTTATCATCACTCGCTCGGGTGCTTCGTTTGAAGACTGATAAAAAGGGACTTTTTGCCCCTTAGACTATTTAATATGGAGATAAATTAGAATGCCAATTTCTGGTAATGAAAATAACTTTTGGACAAAAGCTCCAAGTAAAGACCCGAAGCGTAGTTTTCGATGGAAGGTTAATATTGGTGGTCAAACCATTTGGTATGCAAGAAAAGCTGAAAAACCAAAATTCACACTGACTGAATCTTCACACGATTTCTTGATGCACAAGTTTTATTGGCCAGGGAAAGCTGAATGGAATGATGTTGAACTTGTTTTGGTCGATCCTGTCGAGCCGGACTTGGCGGGCAATTTGGTGCAAATCATCGCGGAAGCCGGATACAAGATCCCAGCCGGTGTCGCCTCTGCTTATACAAGTATTTCAAAAGCTTCTGCTTTGGCTGCTACTGGTGGAGACATCGTCATTCAGCAAATCGATTCGGAAGATAATGTTATAGAACAGTGGGTCTTGAAGCACGCATGGATTAGGGAAGTGACGTTTGGTGATTTGGATTATACTTCCGAAGACCTCACCGAAGTTACCATGCGTATTAGATACGACTGGGCAGAATTCAGTAACCCAGCAGCCGGCACTAACGATATCTTCAGACCTTCCTGATAGGAGTTTGTAGGTGGCTCACAACCAAAATCCAGGCGATATAAAACGATTAGACGCTGAATCGAACTTTTGGACATCAAAACCGTCCAAAGACCCGAAGAAGCGTTTTAACTTTGTTGTAGAGATCGACGCATTCAAATTCGAAGATGAAGAAGGGTCTGGTGCAGAACAAGAAGACAGATCGAGTGATCTTAATACCCTTGGTTTAGTTTGGTATGCTTCCTCTATCGACAAGCCCACGTTGAACATCGGTTCAGAACAGTTTGTTCAGTATGGCAAACCCATACCACTGAACGTCCCTTATTACGATGGTTGGGAACCCATCACATTAAAAATGGTTGATCCCACATATCCAAACGCTACAAGGAAGCTCTTGCGTATCATTCGCCGTTCAGGTCATGCTGATGAAATGACTCTCGATAGAGACGGAGAAGATACAAGACAATCTAACAGGATGTTCGACCCTGCCGCTTATATGAAGTTCTTTGGTGAGGTTCGTATATACCAGCTTATTGATTCCTTTGATCACAATGATGCAAAAGATCTTGACTTGAAAGCAGGCATGCGCGTTGGCGAGGTATGGAGACTTAAAGGGGCCTTCCCAACACAGTTCGACTTTGGTTCGCTGGATTATGGTTCTGAAGAATTATTGGAAATTTCCTTGACAATCCAATTCTCTCATGTTAAAGTAGAGGTATGGAATACTGGTGAAGAAGGTGACAGTGAAAGTGGGTTTACCTACTTCCCTGATGACGATTTCCCCGCGACAGACACATGCGCCGAGGGTTCTAGCGAGTTCTCGGGCGTACAATAAAGAGGTTTAGATGAGAGATAATAGTAATAGATGGGCTCCTAACGAGGAACCTAGCGAAGCTCCTGTGCAGGCAAATGTAAGTCTTCATTATGCCGCTCCCACGGAGTTTGTATCCCTGCCATCAGGCGGGAGATTCTATCCAGAAGATCACCCCCTCCATGGTGTCGGGGAAGTTGAAATTAGATATATGACCGCTAAGGACGAAGATATCCTTGCTTCGAAGGAACTTCTCAAAAAGGGTCTTGCAATTGACAGATTCGTTCAAGGCATCATTGTTCAACCAAGATTTGACATTCGCTCTCTTTTGACGGGAGATAGATTGGCGATATTGGTGAAGGCCAGAAGTTCAGGTCTGGGATCGGAGTATCCGGTTGATCTGAAATGCCCTTCTTGCGGCAACCAAGAAAGACACACCTTTGATTTGGATGATTTCGATTCAAATGAATTGGACTTCTCTGACATCGAAGTAACTGCGAATGGTTCGTTCGTTGTGGAACTTCCAAGAACCAAGAGAAGATTCGAATTTCGATTGTTGTGCGTTGGTGATGAACAAGAGTCCTTCACTAAGAATAAGAAAAATAAAGGACATTCAGGCTTCGTTGAGAATCTGAAGAGGATTGTTGTTTCAATTGACGGTGTGCAAATGAATGTTGAGGTGATCAAGTTCATTGAAAATATGCCCGCCTTTGATTCAAGGTTTCTCATGAAGGCGTATGCTAAAGTTAATCCGACGCTTGATATGACTCAAGAATATGTCTGTTCAGAATGTTTTCATTCAGAGGAGGTTGCTGTTCCTCTTACAGCAGAGTTTTTTTACCCTCGATGAATCATTCCTTCAGGTAGCATATGAGGAAATGTTTTTGCTTCACCACTATGGCAACTGGTCCTTCATTGAAGCCTATAATTTGCCGGTTCGAATAAGAAAGTGGTTTTTGCAAAGAACAATCGAGCAAAAAGAGAAAGAAAAGAAAGCACAAGAAGAGGCAACCTCCAAGAAATGACTCTTGGGGGTTTTGTTTTAGAAAACTATTTATTTGGTAAGAGGGACCAACCAATGCAAGACGAACTAATTGAGATAAAGATTGACTTCGAAGAAATGAGAGAGCAACAAGAGCAACTTGACGAAGCTTTCGCCAATATGTTTGGTAACTGGATCTCTTATATGATGCGAGCAATGTTTGGCGAGATTGAAATCCCAATTTCAGTCAAAGGTAAACCGAGTGAAGTTCGGTCTTTTGCTACGGCTCTCGGAAAAGAAAAGAAGTATGTTGAAACTGCGAAACGATATGGTTTGGCTGACCCTAGAACATATAAAAGCAAGAACCTCTTGAAGAATGCAACTTCAAAGTTTGAGAAGATAACTGGCATTAAATGGCCGTTCAAGTGAGGTGAATTGAATGGCTGATGAAAATGAGAATTTACAAAACCTAATAGAAAGTATCACTGAAGCTGAAGCTAAGATACTTTCTCTACGGCGTAAATTAGACAGTCTGACCGAAGGTACGTCTGAACATGTTGAGATAAAACTTAAACAACTTGAGGTTCAAAAGCAGTTAGAAAGGTTATACGCCAAAGAAAACAATGATTTCACGCAATTAACTGCTACCATTGATAGGCTCAATCAAGAGGTAGAAGAATTAACCTCTAATTTGGAAGACTCTATTAAGCCAGCAGAATCTTTGGCTGAATCTTTTGCTGGTTTGGTAGGTTTGGGGGATGATTTAAACACCACTTTCGCCGGCAAATTGATAAAATCAATGAAAGGTGGCTCTGCTGCTGCTACTGCTTTTTCTGCTAGGCTGAAGAATATGGCGCACCCCGCAAACCTTGCAGCATACGCCCTCCAGACCGTCTTTGATCAAACCGCGAAATTAACTAGTGGCTATAGCGAAGCTTTCGCTAGCATTGCCAAAGATACTACAAATTTTGTAACTCTGAATGATAATCTAATTTCAACTGAAGAGCGTATGAGGGGCACCGCTGTTAGTGTCGGCGAATTGGCGGAATCAATTAGTACCTTATATCCCACGGTTACAGGCTTCACTCAAATGACGAATAAACAACAAAACGTATTGATTGAAACCACAGCAGTCTTGGAAGAAATGGGTGTTGCAAGCGCAACAACAGCAGAAAACATTCAGTTTGGAACGAAAGTGCTAGGAATGTCTGTTAAAGAAGTTGATAATCTTCAAAGAGAATTATTTACCTTTGCTAAGCAATTGGGTGTCCCCGCAAAACAAGTTGCAACCGACTTTGAAGGGCTGCACGGAATAATGGCCGCACTCGGAGACGACCCTGTAGATTCTTTTCGAGCTTTAGAAGTACAATTCAAAGCAACGGGCATCGCAGCTACTAGAATTGTTTCTATTGTTGAGCAGTTTGATACGTTTGATAGGGCTGCCCAGGCCGCCGGGCGTTTGAATGCGCTTCTCGGCGGCCCATTCCTTAACTCTTTAGAAATGGTTTCGGAGGTTGATCCTGCTAAACGTTTTGATATGTTGCGTGATAGTCTGGTCGGTGCCGGTGTTGCTTTTGATGATTTAGACTATTACCAAAAGAAAGCTATGGCTAATGCCTTAGGACTTGAAGACGCGTCCGAATTAGCCTTGTTGCTTGGAGACAGGATGGATTTAATA